TCAATTTAAATATGAGCTTGTTAGAATGTTGTATATAATATCTCTTATTTTGTCAATGTCAACAAAGTTTTTTAATATTATGATATAGATAGACATTCCCAATATAATGCATATCGGTAGTATGAAGAAGAAGCAATAAGTTGGGATTATCCTATTAAATTTATGCTGGGAATATTTCTTATACAAACGCTCTACCATCTTCTTATTTCCATATTTCATTGTAACAAAACCTAAGATTGAAATGAAATATAAAATAAAAAACGCGGTATTAATTCTACCACCTTTCCGTGCTATCTCGAGTACGACACCTGCTATCGGAAGAAGAACAAACATAAGTACGCATGATAAATACAAAATACTATTTAACATAGCAGAATCATGTTTTGCTTTATAAGCCATATGTATCCTAAAAAATATATAATTTATAATCATCTGATTCTATCTTATTACCAGTTAAGTACTCGATCATTTATATTGTGTTCCACCCTATAACGTTTAGCTTCTTTCCTCATTGGAATCAATCCCATGAAATCTAAGATTCTAATAGGATTCGCATAGACCGTCTAACGTAAGGTTCATTGATAACAGACGCTTACGCTGCTTGTCGTAGGTATGGATAGTTTCCGTATCATTGTCAAGATTTATGTAGATTGTTTGACCATTCTTATTGTAACCTATCCTGTCAACAATAACGCTTTCATTCCCTTCCTTATTGCTCGTAAGCCAATAATTATAGAGGAAGTTCAGGGATTAGGATTCTTGATTTATGCTTCGATACGAGTTTTATGTCAAAACTATTTCTTTTTTTTATTAAACTATCTCCTACCTGAACTGTATGTAGATCCCACTTTGAAGAAATATCTAATTTAAGAATCTGTCCCTTTCTATCGATACCATAAACATAATATTCGCGTGCTTCTTTCTTTATGCTCAAGACTTTCACACAATATGATTGCCCTTTAACGTATTGATTATAAGAGTTATTACTCAGATCATCTTGTTTAATAAAAATAAAAAAGAGAATAACACAGAACATTGGCCATAAAATACGTCTTCTTAAAAGAAAGGTATTCATGGGCGACCTCCCTTCCTTGATACATCCAAACGTGCTGGCTTTACATTTAAACTCACTCCATATGACTTTGACAAATTAGTTTCATATAAAAGTCCCAAGTTTCCTACAGATAAGCCATTTAACATCCCAAGACCTATATAACTATCAAATGAGTTTAAATCATTTTTGTTTAGATACTCGTACATAACAAAAATTCTTATTTATATTCAGTAAAACAAAAAACTTCGACTTTCTTTTGTACCCACGTCGGTAAGAATCTTGCTTAATTGTCCATTCTCATAAATCATATTATTCTATTTGTTTGTATTTTAAATTATTAGTTTCTGCAAATATAAAAAACTAATTTTGCAAATCAAAGTTTGATGCTTACTTTTTATTACAGTCCCTAATAACAAACGACATACATTCCGTTAAAACACTTATAGATAGTACAAATGTAAACTTCGCCTTGTTGAGTTTCGTCAGCGACGTTGGGTTGGCAGCATTCGTGATACCGAGGATATTATCCACAGCATCATAACGGTACCTATCCTCCATCACAGTCTGACTGTCCGCTGTAAGGTTCATTACCTGCAGACGTTCATGCTGCTTGTCGTAGGTATAGGTAGTCTCCGTGTCATTACCGAGTTTCGTATAGACCATATGACCCTCCTTGTCACCTATCCTGTCACCAATAACGCTCTGATGTCCCTGTTTATTTCTCGTAAGACGCTCAACCTGTTCGGCAGCATTGTAGTGATAGGTAACCACTTCACCATCAGGATAAGTTATCGTCTGCACACGGTTCCAGCTGGCATAGGTGCATTATAGGTATAGGGCATAAAAAATAATTATCAGCTGTACATGTGGTTCGAAGACTAAAACTCTTCTATTATCTTTGCTATTTCTTTATCAATCTTTTCTATTTTAGGACAAAAAAAAGTTCTCTTATACATTTTTCTAAATATAAGCACATCTGTTATATTATTTTTTATCCAAAGTTCAAAGACGACCAGAAGGTCTAATGATAGTTTTTTCCTGTATAATCTGTGATTAGAACATCATAATCGCCTATTCGTTTATACACTTGATTCCCATTTGGATATAGAGTATATCCATTATTATTAAAAAACTTGATATTTCTCTTTATAAAATATGAATATTCCATAATAACGATTATTTTGTAGAAGGAACATATCATAGTCCTGGTATAATAAAAATAATAGCAGGGTCAGCCCATGTTTTATAGCATTGTCTATATTCTTAGCACCATTTTCCCAAGTTGGTCGAACAACTGGCTCAAAGCCTAATCCCCATAGAGTGCCATAATTGGGGATATATGAAGGCGTTTTTATAACTCCTTCTGTTAGATAGTATAATTGATCTTGGATAGTACTATAAGTGATTCCCTTATAAAGACTTCCTCCAATATCTAATGTTGTAAGCACAGCATCATAGTGGCGTGCACCATAATCATACCAATCCAATCCGTGCATACGATCAAGTTCCTTACCGTTGTACTTGTAAGGTTGTGCGCCTCCGCCTGTACTCTCACCCATCAGTCCACCAAAGGCATAGTAATGATTCACTTGCTCCACTTGTCCATGCTCATCTATCACTACACGATTGTTTCCAAGGTGGTCCTGCAAGTAGTAATGGTATGTTGGAGTGGAATTTGCAAGTGTGATGTATCCCACGTCAGTAAGAATCTTGCTTAATTGTCCATTCTCATAAATCATATTTCCACAGTAATCGGTTTTCAACGTTAAAGCTACATTAGTAGATAGAGGCGGAACGATGCTGCCCATAGGTACAAAGAGGTTAGTCTTCGAGGTTTTATAAGTGACAGAGAGTTTACGTCCTGCCAGTCTAAAAGGTTATTGTTCTATTTGTTTGTATTTTAAATTATCAGTTTCTGCAAATATAAAAAACTAATTTTATAAATCAAAGTTTGAAGCCTACTTTTTTATTGTAGTTTTCTAATGACAAGTGGCATACACCCCAACTAAATATTGTAAGATAGCTTCGATTATTACTGCTGATGTCTATCATTGGGGGGATTATAGCACACAGATAATAAGGCACAAGAGGAAAATCCGTAAGGCTATTTGTAACCCTGTACATAAAACTATCAGAGGTACATTCAAATATACTTGTACTATAAGGATTATTTCCTTTGTTATCTGTAATGATAGCATCCTCATTTAGTGAGAATAAGAAATCATCTGGATAATTCTCTACAGTATATTTATCGTATTTTGGATTATTATCATCTATATTAAACTGTGTATATTTAGTAGTCTTATATAGATTAATTAAATCGTTCCTACGTTTCTCATTTTGTTCATATGACGTTCTATGAACTTGATCTGTGTTAAATCTTAATTTAACAAACTTATCTACAGCCTAATTTAGCCAAAACAAAGAATCAGATGTAAGAGGTTTTTCAACTTGATTAACAACACCTATCTCTGTTTCAAAAGCTTCAAGTATATCTATATATTTCATTGATCATCCTCCTACTACTGTTGCTATTGCTTTGCATTATTCTATTGATCTTGTAACTAAGCTCTTGCTTTTCTCTTTAGACTCTCTAATGTTACTCCAAACTTATAACTATAAATGTATAAATCTACAGCACCTTTTACTATGTCCCAAAAACATGATGAAGACAATTCACAATCTACAATTTGTACACCTAATGTTTGAGATGTATTAATAATTGTATAATAATTTGGCTTTTTGTAATATATAAGTACAATTTCTTTTATATCAGTATAAGCGTCAGATAATACAGAAATTGGTCTTATTGTATACATAAAATCTTTCTATGGTCTTTCTAATAAAACTAATGGATTCCTTAAAATAAATCCATCATTATAAATGTTATTTATTTTAGAATAGTCCTAATATTCTGAGAATACTTTATTTTCAATAGTTACAGTACGTTTTGAATTTTCTTTATGTTCAAAATTATAGGTAGAATAACATTTAGAATAACTTCTTATATATTTATAATAATCTTCTGGAAGATTAAATATCTACATAGAATCCTATTCTGACTAATATTGTCCTAATATCGGCTATAGTGTTTCCTCTTTTATTAGAGCTTTTATTCTATCCTATAAATCAGAAATAATATTTCTATCTTTAGTAGACATCAACGTTCTTATAATATCATAAAAATACTATTCTGTGTACTGATTTAGAAACGCATAAATAGTCTCTGTATCTGGCTTATTTTCAACCTCAAACGAAGGATCTATCTCAATAAGTCTGCGCTCAAATTCAACTCCTAGCTAAATGGTTTCTTGATACGTCATGATTCCAATCCTCTTAATTGCGCTTTAGTTTGCATTCTTGGAGATTCAACGATCTCTGTACTCATAACCAAAGCAAGGTTAATTAATTCTTCAGCCATACTATCTGATAATTCAAACTATATATCAGTTTGCTAAGATATTTTTTTATTTTTATTAACAAACTTCTATGGATACTTTATATATGTACAAATAGCCTATATATCAGAATTACCTAATATATCAATTATACTAATATTTTTGTAAATAAGAACGATACTGTCGTCATATATACAATATATTGCCTCTTTAGCAAAAGGTTTATTATTATGACTATCCATAAATTTGTACATATATTTAGATTGTATCTATTTGCCATGTTCTCCAAGAGTTGATGATTTTGATCTAAAAAAAACATCTACTATATACATCATGTCGTTATTTAATGGAAATACAATTTGTCCATAGTTTTTTAACTAAAACTGAGCTATTGTAGCCTAGGATACCAAAGGCTGTAAATCTTCGACTGCTTTTTCATCACCCTCAAACGGCACTCGCCTCATATTGTTTCCTGTAAATTTTTGAGCTATTAGAGCTAGGTAGGCCTTGTCCAGTAATGTAGCAATCTCGTATTCAGTTAACGACGGATATGACGTGGTGACATTCTCCTTGTCATATTCGATCATAAACTTTTCGTATATATCTGCGTGCGTCATACGTCGTTTAATTTTTATTACTTATTGTTTGTTTCGTTTATAATAACAAGCTTCAGATCTTGGTTCTTCTTATTATCTAAGTAAGTTATAGCTTCTGCTAATGATGTAGCAATCAAGTCTGTACCATAATAATAATTAGTCTTATCTTTACGGATAACACCTTTAGCTACAGCTTCTTCAATAATAAACTCTGTGTCTTTTGATTTATTATCAACCCACTTGTCAAAGAACTTCTTAGGATTCTTATCAACCATTGTAAACAGTGTAGACTCTACAAGTTCGTTAGAAAGATCATCTGACTTAACACCAAACAATCTAAGACACTTACGCATATTATCAAGTGACAGCTTATCAAATTCACGAATAGCATCTCTACGTAACTTATTAAGCTTATTCTGTTCAACAGCCTCAGCCTGACGGTTAATCAAGATATAATCTTTACCAGCATCAAGCTTATCAAGTGATGTAGCAACTCTCTTATGACCCTCAAGGAACTTAATAATCATAGCCTGACGAGGAATAGAGTCGTCTAACAATAATGGCTTAGCGCCAATCTTTACACAGAATGTAGTCCAGAAATCACTATTACGTGATAAATGGCCTTCATCATAACCTAAAGCTTTTTCAAAATTCTTTTCATCTTCTGGAGTAAGTCCAGTGTATATCGAGCCAGACCTTGTAAAATAAGGGGCGATATAATCAAAACATCTGCTGTACTTTAACAAGCCAGCCCATGGATTCTTTTTCTTAATTCTTAATTCAACTACCATAATATTTATTTAAATTAGTGTTGTTCCGTATATAATATTAATATATAAAGGGCGAGTGGAAACAACCACGAGCCCTTTTTATATATTATATATTATACAGCCGAAACGAGACTCGTTATTTCAATCCGTCAGGATTGGAATATAAGAGTTGAGTCGAGACTCGTTATTTCAATTACGCCTGCTTGTACTCTGAATCATCAGCATCGCAGTAAAGTACACCACATGCAAGTGGGTTACGTACCATAATACCCTCTTCACCGAGGAAGTGTACCTGATAACCATCACGGCTATTAGAACGGAGAGTATTGATTGAGTTACCGTAACCAGATGGGAGTACAGAACCACCAGTACACCACTGTACGAACTCACGGCCCTTACGACAAACCTTAACGATGTTTGCCTGACCATCACGCATACCGAGGTCGAGGAACAAGAATGTGTAAGACATCAATGGCTTACCTGACAATGGGTGGAGCTGACGGAACATCTCCATGTTATCAAAGAGAGCACACTTCTTAAGAGTAAGCTCAATACCATTAGTCATCTTGTAAGTTGTGAACTGACCACCGAGAGTCAACTCCTGACCATTACCAGTGATAAACTTAGTGTCGATCAACTGCATATTAGCTACCTTCTCCTTCAAGAGACGATCGAACTCACGCATACCCATCTCACCAGTCAAAGCAACAAACTTACGCTCGTTTGTACCAAGCATGTTATAGCAAAGATCGAAGAGATAATCCTCGAGCAACTCAGTTGTAAGAGTTGTATAGTAACGTGTGTTAGCTGGGCTAATCTGCTCGAACAAACCTGCAGATATTGCAACCATTTGTGTTCATTTAGAATCGCTACTTCTAAATCGGAAGAAATTTATTTTCCCAGCATATTCTTCCTGCTATATATTTCTATATAGATCAGACCATATCAAAGTCCATTGTGGATATTTTTCACAATTAGGACTGTTTCCATTTCGGATAGCTTTATCCTACTCCTCCGCCGAGGATGGTCGTTGAACTTTCTTGAATAATTCTCTTTCTATAATCCAACCTTCAAAAATACCGCTACTAACAGGTGTTTCTGTATTAGCTTTAGTAGTAAGTGTTGAATTATATAAATTAGCTCCAAAATATTTACAAGCCTTTACAGAATT